ACAAAGATTATAACCTTTTATAACAGATATAAATTTAGTTTCTTTTTCACATCCTGATAAACCACATATTCCTTCCCCTTCTTTTTTAAAAAAAGAATCATAATAATGTCTGGTAGATACTTTATGCTTCTTTTCCAAATGTCTTTGTAAACCATAAATAGTAGTAAAATTTGAAAAACCACATATTTTACAAGACTTATAGTCTTCTTTAAGTTCCTTCTTATATTCTGTCACTCCTGAAAAACCTCCCAAGCACTTGTGTCATATTCCTTAATTTTAGTAATCTGTATAAATTTAATTTTATTACTATTTACATTTTTTATAAGTAAAAATTTATGTTCTGGATAATTTATCCCATTTATAAAATATTCTTTTTCTTCTGAAGCATTATAATATTCTTGTAATGCTTTTACTTTTTCATTTAAAAATATAAGTATTTCACTTTCTATATCTCCCCCTATATCTTTTTCCTTTAATAATTTTGCTGCTTCATATATACCTATAATTCCTATAGTAGAAAACATCCTATTAAGGTTTAACCAACCATAACCAAAAAAGGGCTGTAAATTTTTAGCTATTAAGTCTTTTAGTAGTTCCCTATGGGCATTTAAAATCTTAATAGTACTTTCTATTCTTTTTTCAAGAAGTATAAAAAATTCTTCTTTAATATTTTCTTTGGTTTCTGCTTCTAAAGCAATTCTCATAAAATTAATAGTACACACTCTATGTGATCCCAACGAAATAGAAGAACCAGCACCAAAAGAATTTGACTGTGCAGCGTACTGTAACATATCGATATTATTGACCAAACGGCAGCACGAACAAATTTTAGTTCCTTCAGAAGTAAAAATATTATATCTATAAATTTCTCTTTTACAAACATCTCTTAAAAATTTTAAGTCATCAATAGTTTCTTTTCCCTCTTTAATAGTTTTACTAATGTTGAGAGTTAGAATCGGAAATCTGATCGGAGCACCATTTTTAGTAGGGTCTCCTTTATCAAAGAAATCAAGAAATATATTTTGTAATTCTATTATATAATCTATTATATAATTTTCATAGAATAAATTTAAATCTTCTTCTTTTTCTATATTTGGTTTATCTATTGGTAACTCTTCATAAGGAAAATACCAAGACATTTCTTGGATAAACATCCTCAACTTTATTCTATCAAAAATAGAAACATTAGTAAAACTTGATTCTGAAGTTGATCTTGATAGATGGTTCACCGAATGTACTAAAGATTGGAATTCATTTTCTAATCTTTTTCTTATCTTTTTATTTGTTTTTAAATCTCTTAAATCTACTTTTTCTTTAAATAATAAAAGATGAGCTATATCTAAGAATAGGCTTCCTATAGCCAGTGCTCCACTACAGTGATTACTCATTTGATGTATTGTTTCACATAAAGAAGCTATATAACTATCAACTCTTTTGCATGGCTTAGAATGTAATTGTCCAAAAGGTCTGCCTACTGTTACTAATTTAGAAGCATCAAGAGCAAAGCAATAAGGACGAAGGACTGAAATTGAATCTGCTAATCCTAAACTTAAATCATACATCTCACCTGATAATCTTTTAGCTTCTTTTTTACCATATAATTCTTTCATTTTCCTGTATAAATAATCATATCCAACTAATTTCTTTACAGGGGCTATTGCTTCTTGCTGAACACCTTCTATAGTTTTTTCATTCTTATTACTATTTGAATCAATAGAAGTATCTGATAGATTACCATTGATTAATGTATTCACAAAATTTACAAAATCAAATTTGGCATCATCTAATCCATGAATCTTTAATAATTCATGAGTCTGTTCTTTACCTTCAAATCCATATTTTTCTTTTAATGAGAAAAATAAAGATTTTTTAATATTCCTTACTGTACGATTTGTTGTTCCTAACTCGCTGTAAACATTTTCTGTATTAATTTTAATTACCTCCATTTTATTATTTATAATAATAGTATCTACTATTTTTAGTTAATAAATTATAATCTGAATCATATAATTCTTGATTCATTGAAGCAAATTGCATATACTCATCATTTTTTATTACTTTTTGTTTTAATTCTTCTATATATTTACCACATTTAATAAATTTCACTTTAGGTAAATCTAATTTTTTAATATATTCTATATCTTTCCCAGTATATAAACAAACATCAAAAGATAAAGAATCATAGCAATAAGGAGTATAAAAATTTAATTCTTTTATTAATTTTTTTGTATCTTCTATATTCTCTTTGTATAAAGGATCACCTCCAGAAATTACTATTTTATTTGTTTTAAATTAAATACAAGCATCTATTAGATGTTGAAATATAGTGTAATAAGAATATGATTTTGTATCTATATTATAATTTCTATCTTGAAATTCTGGATTATGACAATTTATACAATTATTGTCACACCCCATTATATATAATATAACTGCTAAACTTTCATTATCAGGATAATCAAGAAATGTAGAAGTAATTGGATATTTTATATTCATTCTTTCTCTTTATTTTTAATTATAGGAAACCAAATTTTTAAATTTACAAAAGTTATTTTAGCTTCTGTATTTTTACTATCTGCTTTAATTTCTATATTTGTAACATCAGGTAGTAATTCTCCATTATAATATAATTCACTTCCCCAACCACCTTCTTTTAATACAATAAATAAACCCTTTTTTGATATTTCTATTTTTTCTTTTTTATTTTTCATATATTCCCCAATAATACTTTCCAATAAATACCACTTAAATTTTTTTCTAATTTATTATGAAATTTCTTATTCCAAGGATATTTTATTCCAGTATAATTTATACCATATTCTTCTGCTTTATCTAATACTTTTGGACTATCATCAATAACTAAGGTTACATCAAATTTTTCAAATAATTCCCATTTTTTATCTGTTAAAATAACTTTATGGTAAGAAATATCATATTTATTAAGCCATGAGGATAATTCTTTTTGGATATTTATATCTTTATTTCTATGTGAACAAATTATTACTTCATAACCAAAAAACATTAAAAGTTGTGTCAAATCTCTTGCAAAGAAAAAAGGTTTTTCTTCTATATTATTATGTAATAAACTTACAGTTTTATAAAATTGTTTAGAGGTTATATTATATCTTTTATAAAAATCCCACTCATCCCAATACATGGGGGGTTTTAATTTAGGATTTATTTTTAATAATTCTTTATATAGACCTCTATAAAAAGGATTTAGCGTAGAATCAACATCTATCATAATAGACATAATATAACCTCAAATTTTTTATTCTTTATTTATTTCTACTAATGAATCAGGAATATGTAATATAAATTTTAAACTTGTATTAACTATGAGTTTTTTATCCCCATTTAAAGATGTTATATCATCACAACTCATAGTAATATATTTATCTTCAATAGTGACCCCTATACTTTTTAATTCCTCAATAAATATTTTTAATTTATTTTGTAATTCTTGTTTTATTTTTATATTAAATATCATTTTATCCCCTATAATCAGTATAATTAGGGGCTATTTCTTTTTCTATTTCATCCCAAATAGTATTTGTTTTTGTAATAAGTGTTTGAATTATATTAAATATTTTTTCATCTTCATGCTCTCTATATAATTTTTCTGCAAATTCTTCTATATCTTTATCTTTACTTCTCCCTGAAAAAGTCTCTAAACCTATATCTTCAAGTGCATTTTTAATATCATTTAACCAATCTAAAATTGCCCATAAATCATTTATTCCAAAAGAATAAATTATTGGAAATTCACACTCCCTAAAAGACATACCTACTTTATTTTTTTCACATTTTGCTTTTGTCCATACACCATAATCTCTTTTTTGTCCTTTTATTATTTTATTTATTTTATCTTTTATAGCTAACCAAATTATTTGAGAGGAATAAAAGTCAAGAGCTTTCCCTGCTGCCCTTGTATATTTTTTTCCAAACATAACACCTATATTAGCTCTTACTTGAGAAATAATCATTAAATGTAAATTAGACCTTTCTACTTTTCTTGTCATAAGTCTAAATATTTTAGACAATTGTTTGGCTTTACCTAAATTATAAGTTCCTTTTGTAATATCCTCTTCTTTTATTTCAACTTCATCAGATAAAGAATCTAAACTATCAACTATATAAATAATAGGTTTATTTTCTTTATTGTCTTTAATAACTTTAAGTATGTTTTCATACATACCCTCTACTGTTTCTATTTCTTCATCTACAAAAGTAACCTTTTCAAGAGGTAAACCTATTTTTTTAGCATAATCATAATCAAAAGCTGCTTCTGCTTCTAAATAATAAGCATTCCCATCAGGATAATCTAAATAAAAGTTTTTAATAGCTTGTATAGCTATTAAAGTATTATGACTAATAAAACCATTACACCAAAATCTATGTGCTTCTGGTACATGAACATCAAAAACATATTCCCCTTCAGGATAATAAATTTCCTCTATTGATACTATAGGGTCATAGTGATAATTTTTCTTTGCTATATCTTTATAAAAAGATATATCAAAATGTTCAGAATATTTTTCATGTAAATTTATAAATCTATCTAATAAATTATAACTTGCATTATTCCAAGAAAATAATTTTAATCTTGAAAATCTTGTTCCGTCTTTTAACTTACCATTTTTAGACCACCCTAATACCTTTTTTAATTTTTCTCTGTCCTCTACCATCCTACTGTGTAGATAAGGAATATTATCAAATTCTGATACATTTTTTTCTGTAGATAAAACAAAAGAATACTTGTCACTCCCCACTATTTCAGAATATTTATTTAAGTATCTTCCTCCAAAATATATTGTCCAATATTTATGATCATAAAATTTACTTCCTATATAAGCTCCATCATCATAAGATTTATTTGCTACTACCCCTAAATTTAATAATAGTAAGTGTACTTGCTTTGCCAACACTTCTGAAGCTGTAGAGTATTCTAAACAAGACTTTTTACCATCATAAGAACTATCACAATCTATTAAACCTCTAAGAAAACAAATTTGAATATGCTTTGGTGATTCTAAAATTTGTTTAGGTACAAATTTATATCTTGCTGTAAAATTTTCTTTTTTATCAAAAAAGGTTTCCCAAATGTAAAAAGAAAATTCTTTATTATAAATTGCTACTTTATCTTTTTTAACATAAGGATTAAATCCTAAATCTTTTCCTATTTTATATAATTTTTCTTGTAAATAACTTTTATAGGTAGAAACAACTATACTACCAAATTTAGGATTTTGACCATTAGCCACAAGACAACCAAGTAAAAAAGCTAAATTTTCATCAACTTCGTCATTATTACCAAAAGAGTTAGTTTCTTTTGCTATTATAGATATGTTATTTATTTTTAAATCTTTAGCTTTTACCATTTCTTCTTCACAGGTTTCATTAAAAATTAATATAGGATGGTTTGGAGTACATTCTATTTCAAAACCATGTCTTGTAGTTATTTTATATGTTTTATTAACTTTTTCTTTATAACTATGAGTAGAAGTTACTTTACTATTTTTATCTATACTTAAATTTTGTTTTAATTCTGAAATTCCCTCAGGGTAGTTTTCTAATTTTTTATCTAAGATAGTCATTCCATCATTATTTAGTATATACCCATCTTTGACACACTTCCCACTCGCAGAGTCTCCTACAACATTTGATATTCTACCTATAGCCCAGCCACCACCTAATACTTTATTTAATAAAGTACATCCACTATCTATAAATTTAATAGGTTTATCTTTTCTTAAAAAATAATTTTCTCTTTCTTCAGTATCTTCTTCATTCTTTTTTCGAGCCATTAATACCTCTTTTCATAATTAAAGTAAAAAAAGCATAATTTATTATATCTATTAAAGTATCTTCTATAGCCTCATCTTTTACTGATTTATCATTTTCATTATCTAATGATATTAAATTTAGTAGTCTATCTGATTTATCTCCTAATCTAATAATTGTCCCTATCCATCCTGATTTTCTAAGATTCCCAAAACAGTCATCTCCTCCATAATCAATAGATTTATTTTTTGCAAGAGGCAGAAGTTCTTTTTCAAGAATATATCTCATTAAACTTTCACGCTCTATTAATGATATTTGTTCTTTAAATTTTTCTATTTTCAAATTTATTCCTTATTATTAACTTCTATATTACAAATTCTGCATCTATAATTTTTTATTAGATTATTTTCATAAATATAACCAAGTAAAGGGAGATCACACTTACAGCTACTTTTTCTTAAAGCTACTACTGCCTTTTCTTCTTCCTCAGTCATTTTAATATTATTTTTCCAAATAATAATATTCCTTATTTTCATAATTAATAATTAGGCACAGAGTAGGGATTTGAACCCTACATTGCTCACTGACTATGGGCTTAAATTTCTGAGGAACCCTGCCAGAACACATTGGTGTATCTGCTTTAATACCAGATTTATTGCTTATCCCCACTGAATCACCAGCTTTTTTTACAATACCCATTCTGCCACCTGTGCCATTATTTATTTATTTTTATATCTTCTTTCTATTTGCTAATTTTTCTTTTAATTTTTCTGCTGCACTTTTAGTGGTTTCATCTTTTTTCTCTGGTTTTTTAATACCAGAAATAGAACAGACTAAAGATACTAAATCTTCATGTTCCATGTTTTTCAATTCTTTTTTTGAGTAATCATCAGAATTTTCAAGAATTAATTCAATAAGCCCTGAATCTTCTGCTTTTAATACATCTTCATAATTATTTAATTCTTCTTCAACTGATTCTTCTTCTTTACTTTCCTTTTTTATCTCTTCTTTCTCTTTTTCTTGTTTTTCTTCCTCCTCTTTTTCAGAAGATATTTTTGCATCAAATACATTTCTAATATATTCTGCATCATGATAATTAAGAATATCTGGAAGAGGGTTTTCTACAATATAATCAATCCATTCATTCATCACTTCTTCATCTTTTTCTAAAGGTGTTGAAGTTCTTGCTACTTTTTCTCCTTCATATTTAGTTTTTTCTTTTCTCCTATTTTTTGAAATATTACATCATAACCGTCATCAGGATCATCAATATTTGCTACTTCTCCTGTATCCTCATCTTCTGCCTGTAACATAATATTTCTATCAATAGTCCAAGGCATTGACCATAATTTCGGGCCTTCATTCTTTTTTGTATCAGAATTAATAGCTTTTCTATCAATAATCCACATCAATACTCGATACTTCCATTTTAAAGCATCTGCTTCTTTTGTTTTCCCCTCCTTTTTTAACATATCTACTTCATCACAAATAGGACACCAATCACTTGTACCCATTTTTTTAGGGCATAGATAAGCCGCTTTTTTAGGGCCAATATTATAATGGACATAAATATCAAGACCATAATGCTGATTATCATCCCAAGTTGGAGGCATAATTCTTATTCTATTTTCTTTATCTCTCGGTTTAAACCAAGAAGTAAAACCTTCTTTTATAAAGGAATCTTTTGCTTCATAACCTGTATTTTCTTGTCTTCTCTTTTTTAAATCTTCTGAACGTGGATTATATTTAAAAATTCTCTTTTTTTCAGTTGCCATAGTTTAATTCTCCTTTTTGACTTTAATTGAGATTAACTCTATTTAGTCTTTAATTTTAAATTTCTTTAACATAGACTCTTTAATCTTATCTTTATGTTCCTTTGATAGAGGTTTTCCCAATTTTATTTTTCTCATTTTCTCTCTTGTTTCTTCTGTCGGACTTTTCCCTTTATTAGAATCTCCTATCTTTTTTTTATGTTCCTCACTTAATTTTTTACCTAAATTTGCTTTACTTAATTTTTCTCTCGTTTCCTCAGAAAAAGGTTTTCTATTTTTTGCTGCTTCACTCATTTTTTCTTTTGATTCTTTAGAAAATTTAAATCCTAATTGAGAGTTTGATGAAGGAGAAATATTATATCCTATTAATGGATTACAACAGTCATATAAATCTATATAGTATTGCTCTCTTTCAATTAATTGTTCAACAGTACACTCTTCAATAATATCAAATTTAAATTTTAAAGAACCATAAGTATTATAATCTTTTTGTAAAAAACTATTATGATGATAATTTAAATTAAGTTTAGAGATGTGTTTAATTTTTCTTTTTCTAAGGTTTTTAGTACTGCCAATATAGATTTTATTATCTATTAAGTTTGTAATTTTATAAATACAGGAAATATCATTTTCCATTTTTATTTCTTCTTAATTTTTGGTAGAATTCAATAGTATTTTTTCTATCTTCCTTTTTTATTACTAATTCCCCATAGGTTTGATTTCTTATAAAATTACTTAATTCCTCTATCATTTTTACACGTTGAATATAAGAATTTTGTAAGTTCGACCAGTCATTCACCTCCCTTTGTGCATCAAGCAATGCATTATTTTTTTCAATTACTGAAACATCCATTATAATTCTATTTTTAATAGCATTTTCAGTAATTTTCTCATTTGTATCTGTTGCTTTCCTCCTTATTATTTCGTCTTTTCTTGCTGATAAAACATCTAATTCATGTTCAAGTCTATCTCTTTTATCAATAGCATTTACTAAATTATTACCAACCATTCTAAATAATTCTGCTTGTGTTTTACAAGAAGCATCTAAACTTGATTCATCTAAAATTAATAGTTCTTCAAAATACTCTATGTTATCAATCATGTAAATCTCCTTTTAATCATCATAAAAACTTTCTTCAATATAACCACATTCAGCAGTTATTCCTAAATCTTTTACTACTTTTTTTACTGACTTTTTAAACTCTAATCCTGTTTCATTATCCCCAATAGATGAATATTCCCTACCAATATATAAACCAGAATCTTCACATCCATAATGAACAGAAAGTTCACTATAATTTTCATCAATAAAATTATTTATTTCTTCTTGTAAATCATCTTCTGTCTGAAGACCTTTTCTTTTTGCTAAACTTAGTAAATCATCTTCATCTAAATATATTCCAAATATACAAAAACTTGTACTACTTGAATTTGCTACAAAACCATGTCTAATTTTCATAGTTTACTCCTTAAGATGGTCTTATTCCTGATATAATTTTAACTTTTTCTAAATCAACATTTAATTTATTTGCTATATCTTCTCCAATTTTAATTAAGTCTTTTATATCCATTTCTTCATTATATTCATAATATTCATCATATATATATTTACCAAATATATAATCATAATTACTTGATTCAACATAAATAGCCTCTATACCCTCAGATAAATCAAACTCACCTTCATCTTCATCTATCATTTTAATATTTACTTCATTTTCTTTAACACCTATTGCTACAAAACTACTGCTTGAACTATTTGCTACAAAACCATATCTAATTTTCATAGAAAAATTTACCCCCAAAATTATTTATTCTTTTTTCTGCTATATCAAAATAATTTTTTTCTTTTTCAATTCCTATAAAATTTCTATTCTCCTCCTTACAAGCTACACCTGTTGTACCACTGCCCATAAAAATATCAGCCACTAAATCATTTTCATTAGAGTGTGTCTGTATTAAAGATTTAATTATATTATATGGTTTTTCAGTTGGATGTTTAGTCTGCTTCCAACCATTTATATTTGTAGTAAATATATTTTTATAATTAAATCTAAATTCTTTATTAAATGTATAAGACTTACCTTTTTTCATAAACCATAGAATATATTCTATAGAAAAACCATAACATTTTGTAAAAGAAGGTACTGGATTTCTTTTTTGCCAGTGTAATATTTGTTGTAGTTTTATATTATTTTTTTGTAAATAAAGACCTAAAAGATGGTAAGAACAAAAAATTAACATTTGCCCACCATCTTTTAATTTATCTACACATATATCAAAAAAATCTATTTTAAAATTTTTATCCCATTTTTCATTTATTGTTGTATAATGTTTATCTTTAAAAGATAATTTAGAATTAGAAGCATTGTAAGGGGGATCAAGTAAAAACAAGTCTACTGAATTATCTTCTATATTTGGTAGATATTCTAAGCAATCTCCATTAATAAGTTTAATCATAAACTTTTATAAACAAAACCTTTTTTATTTCTAAATTTACTTACTTGTCTTTTGAAAGATAATCCTTTAATTTCTGGTTTTCTATTTCCTTTTTTACTGTGAATATTTGGAATATGTTTTTGCAATCCTGATTTTTCTAAAGCATCAATAAATTCTTTGTTTGTTTCACTAAACTCCCTATTTGTTATAACTTTAATTACTTTCTTTTCTATCATTCTTACCTCTCCAAAATAATTTGATATACCTTTAAAACTAAATTTGCAAATCCAGTAGTATTATTGAGTGATTCTGAGAAAATTTCTAAGATATTAAGAAATTTTATTAAATCTTTTTCACTATTAGAATTTAAAACACAAGCTTGAAAATAATTTACTATTTGTATACGAATACTTTCAGGATTTATACTTTTTAAATCTTTTAAAATGGAAGATACTTTTTTTCTATTTGAACTACTTGGATTTGCAATTAGTTTTATTAAATTTGATACACTTTCATTTTCATAAGGTATTTCAAGCAATTCTATTACTTCTTTCATATCAGTGCATGAAAAACACTTAGAAAACAAATTTAATGCTTTTCTTGGACTTCCATAGGCTTCTTCTGCAATTAATGTTAGGGCTTTTTTTGGTAAAGAAGATTTTAATTCTTCATGCAATTTTAAAAGCAAATCTTCTATTTCTTCACTATCTACTTCTTTTAAATGATAACTTATAGCTCTTTGTTCTCTTATTGTGCTTGGTACTTTATTATAACTTGTAGTACAAAATATAAAATATACATATTTTGGTGGTTCTTCTATTGTTTTTAGAAAACTTTGCCATGCTTGAATACTCAAATTATGGCACTCATCAATAATATATACTTTATTATCTTCAGTAAAAGATTTAAATTTTACTGATTCATTTAATTCTCTAATAAAATCTACTCCACCATCTGTTGCTGCGTCTATTTCAATTACTTCTGAATTTAATAAATTTGCTATTAATCTGCCAAAAGTTGTTTTCCCGGCTCCTGGAAAAGTTGAATGAAACAAAAAAACATGAGGCATACCTGTTTTAAGATAACTTTTAATAGATTTAATTATTGTTTTATGTCCAATAACATCTTCAAGGGTTTTTGGCCTAAAATCATTAAGTATGTTATCTGTATTAATCAAGTATGCCTCCATATATTTGCCCTACATATATATAGTACAAAATTTTATGAATAGAAATCAAATTATTTTCTCCTTTTTTGAATTATTTTTGATAGTTGAATAATTTCAATGATTTAGCTATAAATTAAAAAATGCTCTATTCAGTCTTTTCTTCATAAATGAAAAAATATAAGCAATTATATCTACTGTCCAACTATTACCAATAAGTCTATATCTGTGTGAATTACTTACAATATTTGTATAATTATCTGGTATTGTTTGTAATCTTTCACACTCAATAGGTAATAAAAATCTTTTTAAATCTGTTAATAGTAAAACATCTGATTTTCCTATAGCCACTAAAGTATTAGATTTATAATTTTGTATTGTTCCAAAATGATTTCCCCATCTTTTAATTTTTTTTCTTTTTTCAATATATTCTTCTGTTAAAATATTATTAATATTTTTTTCTACAATACTCTCTAATTTAATATTTTTATCTTTTGGTTGTTTAATATTTTCTATAATATTAGACCAATAAAGTCTATTTCTATTTTGTGCTGATACTAAATTAGAATTTATTTCTATTGGATTTACTTTTAAAATATTTGATATTACTTTTTTATATTTTTCTTTCATTATAACATTTTCTAAAAGAAAATATTTTGGTTGTACTTCTTTTAAAAGACGTATATATTCAAAAAATAATTTACTTCTTTTATCTTCAAAATTTAATTGTTTTCCAGCAAAAGAAAAACCCTGACAAGGAGAACCCCCTATTAATAAATCTATTTTTGGTAAATCTTTTCCTTTTATTTTAGAAATATCTCCTAATTGTATTGTATTAGGATAATTTTGTTGTGTAACTTTTATAGCATATTTATCTATTTCAGAAGAAAAATAATTTTCTATTTTAATATTTTCTTTTTCAAGTGCTATTTGACCACAAGAAATTCCATCAAATAAAGACAATACATTTATTTTTCTAACCATTTACCCTCTCCTTGATAATCAAAAAAATCATTTGAAAAGAATTTCCCAACTTCTTCCATACTTCCCCAAGACTTACCAACTGATACCTCTACACTTAAAGGAAGTATAATCCAATCAAAATTAGGTCTACACATCTCTTTTGCTATAGTTATAATATCTTCTTCTAAATTTTCATCAGGAATTATAAAAGTTAAATCATCATGTATATTAAGAATATATTGTAAATATTTATATTTTTTCTTATAAGCTATTTTAGATAATCTATATCCTGCATCTGTTACAATATCACTACCACCTCCCTGCATTGGCAAGTTTATCAAGGCATTTTTACTTAGTGGTGCATGTCTTCTTCTCCCAGTAGGTGATTCTATATAACCATGTTCTTTATAAAATTTTATTGCTTTATCATGCCATTCAAATACACCAGAATA